CTTCAGGATAAAAAATTCCCCAAGTGCTAATTGCACTATAATCGGCAGTTTCTTTTTTTAAAAACGCTGTATCGTAACTTTGAATGACGTAAGTAACGTCTGGAAGGTCTTCATGTTCCCATTTTTTCCACCATTCACGTTTTATTAGCGCTCCTTCTTCAGAAGTTGGTCGTTGCATCCATTGTGCGTTCCATTTTCCAACAGGAAGTGTCGCTTTAACTGATTCTAGCTCGTCTAATTTCCAATATTGTGGCCAAACAGGTTTTTTATTATCTCCGTGGTCCAGGATCGCCGGAAATTCTACCACTTCCCACTGATCACCTTTAACTTTTTTCTGATTGTCTAACAATATTCCTGTTAAATCTTTTTTTGACCACCTTGTCATAACTAAAACTATCTGTCCTCCTGGTTGTAGACGCTGACGAGGTCCTGATGTGTACCATTCATACGCACTGTCGAAGGCGTTAGCTGACATTGCGTCTTGTTCCGAGTGTGGATCATCAATAATCAATAAATCCGCACCACGGCCTGTTATAGCTCCACCAACACCTGCTGCAAAATACTCACCACCTTGCGCAGTTTCCCATCTTCCTGCAGCCTGACTATCTTCTCTAAGCGTTGTGTCAAATATTTTTGAGTATTCTTCACTGTCAATTAGTGTTTTAGCCTTACGACCAAACCTGACTGCGAGTTCTCCGGTGTGAGTTGCTTGAATGATCTTGAGTTTTGGATTACGGCCCACCATCCACGCTGGTAGCAAGTATGATGCAAACTCTGATTTTGTATGCCTTGGTGGCATATTTACTATTAGTCTATTAATTTTTTTATTTGCAAGATCATTAAATTTTTGTGCAATAACTCTGTGGTGTGCACCTTCTATAAACTCTGGCCAAACAGCTTTTGTAAAAGACATAAAATCATCTTTTGCTTTTCTTTGAATTTTTTTTTCGGCATGCATAACCTTAAATCTTTTATACTGTGCACGAACGTCGGAAGGTAACTTATCTATTTCTATATTTTTTTTCATAAAAAATTTTTTATAATTTTTTTGCACCTTTTTAACAGTGGAGAAGTATTATACCACCCTTAACTGTCTAAAACAAGCAATACAACCCAGAGTAGTGGGACCCCTTTTTATATAAAGGTGTATCGTTTATATAGTTACAAAGTTAATTAGGATTGGGTGTGGTACCTCTATTGAATGTGTTGCGAGCGCGGCGGCACAACTTATAGTTGTGTGAGTGTGGTCCAACAGGACCACACATGTATGTGATTAGTCTAGTACTACCATGTATTGTTTAGCAAAGTGTTGCTTGAACCAGTCCAGTCCTTTACGAACTGTATCATAGTCGCCAAACATTTCGCTGCCAATGATTGCGTCGTATACTGCTGCTGCAAACTCTGGCATTGTAGTTGATTGACCACTGAATCTATTCTTAACTGTTACCTCTGCTGTTGGGTCTTCTGGTAACTCTACATCAAATGGTAGTTTGTATTCTTTGTTATTGTATTTAATTGTTTTCATATTTCTCCTGTATTTGTTATAGGGTTATCCTATACTATCCACCATTGTTGTCAACCCTATTAATTACAGTTTCAGTATATGTTCCATCTCTCCACCCATACTGTCGCTGTTCCTTGGTAACCTCTATAGGTGTTTCAAGAGCCTCGGTCCTTGGTGCAATGGCTACTATCTGTTGTATATGTGTATTCGCAAAGTCATTATAACAACTATTACTACAAAAGTAATTATAGAAGTTGTTAGCACTATACCAACTACTTGTGTTGTGTTGTTTTATCTTCTTAGTTCTTAGGACCTTGCTACCCTTGACACCTCTTATCCTATCTTGAGTGTGGGATTTGTGGCAACTTGGTCCATGACACCAGACAAAATTACTCATGAGTTATCCCCCTCGGTCATTTGAAATCTAGCTAAAATTTTAGCATGGCTTTCTATTGCAGTTTCTAGAGTCTTAATTCTATCCTCTAAGAATTTAATCTTTTGCCTTTCATATTGCTCAGCTTTGTTTTTAGTGTGCAATTCAAAATGCTCGTCTGTTAACTGTGTCATTATTTATCTCTCCTGTTTTGGTAATCGATTGCTTCATTAGTTCCCTTAATACCTAAGTATGCAAGTAAACCTATTATTGTTAAACCTAATATAAAAAATAGAGTGGGTGTCATTTACTATCTCCCCATAATCTTAATCCTATTAGGATAACTATCATTCCAAAGAATGATAGTTCGTATATTAATTGTTCCATATTATAACCTTACTTTCCAACTGCCTTTAGCAGTTCTGTATTGTTCTTTGTCCATGTCAAAGTATGTAATTAAACTATCTCCTAATTTGCTAGTCCAATATCTACATTTGTCTGTCCACTTGCCTCGTCTAGTTATGTGCTTTTTATCCTTATTAGAATAATAAGTGATTGTGAATTGTTTGTTTAGTTCCATGTTATTTCTCCTGTATGTTATTAAGGGGAGAATATCCTATATTCTCCCCCATGTCAACTATTAATTTACACTTTGTTGCTGTTGCATTACTGCTCTAGCAATAGCTATTTTCTCCTCTCTTGTTTGCTCTACCTTATCAGTTAATAAGTCAGCTAGATTTTCTGGACTATAAACAGACAAAGCCATACTGCTACTCTCATTCAATATGCCCTCATTAAGTGCAACACCTAATTTGTCAGCTAGTGATTTAGCTTGGTCAAAGTATCTATAAGATTTTAAACCCAATGTAAGTTTTTGCATTTTAGCATTTACATGACTATATAATTGTTCGTGTGCCAAGATTACATTATCTCTCAAAGTATTATACATTTGAAACATCTCAAATGTTTCTTGGTCAACTGCAAACATTCTACTATGACAATAGCTAGTACCGATTGTTGTAAGTTGGAAATCTTTTTCCCACTCATCTCTGTATGACAATTCAGTTTTATTATTGTTGCTACTTGTTTCATGCCCTGTAAATTTATTTACTTGGCTTTCCATAGTGTAATAGCTTGGACTTCGTTTGTCATAATTGCCATTGATTGCAACATGAAAATCTGGGTTAAGACCTTTTGCTTTAATCTCATCTCTATAATAAGACCTTGCAAATTCCTCGTTCAAAGAAAACTTAACATGACTTTCGTCAATGACTTCTCTTTTACTTCCATCACTATCTGTTTCCATTCTTGGTGGTGCAGTAAAGAAAAAACAATTATCCTCATACAACTCTCCACCACTACGATTGTATTTAGCAATCATACTTCTAATTGTATCTACATCTTCTTGTGGTTGATGATGTCTTACAACTGTATTAACTAAAACTTTCATTTTAGTTCTTGCCTCGTTATAATCAGCGATTGCTTTTTTATGCAATTCATACTTTGGACTTGTTTGTTCAAAGTGATTTTGAAATACATCAGCAATAGCTTTTCTCTTTTCACTATTTAATGTTAGTCTTTTTTCTGGCATTTGTTTTTCTCCTGTATTGGTTAAAATTAATTTGTTTTAACAGTTGACAAATACATTGTCAAGTATTATATAGGAGAAGTTCCCTTTTGCTAATATACGGAATTAAAAAACTCAAATTAGCGTGGTACATAGCAAAGTGATGTACATGGCTTGCCTGTAAAACCGCTCCTTTGCTATTTGCTATTGTTTAGAGAATTTGAAAAGGTACACATTCCGCTCACCAAATGCTTCGCGCTAAGTGACTTCGGGTGGGGCAGCCTTTGCTCAGCGTTGCCGGGTCCCTAGGCCAGGGGGCGGCGCTGGGTTTATATGAATAAAATGGGGGCAACGAGTTGACGCTGGCCGGCGTTGTAAAAGAAGACCTGGCATGTCCAGGCAGCTCGCTCCCTAGCCAGTTTAGAATGATTCTAAAAATCATTCTAAAGAAGAGAAGCCTGAAGCGCCAAGCCTCAAGCAGCAAGCAACGCTTGACAGCTGGTAAAGGATAGTATAGGATAAATATAGAAAGTGAGAAATACATATGAGTATAAATAGTAATAAAGAAGAAGGTGTTCGAGGTGAAGTTACACAGCTTAGAAGAATAGCGGATGCGCTGGATCTTATCATTAAGATGGTGAAAGAGGACCAGGAGAGATCTAGAAAATACATGGAAGAGCCTAAACCGGATCTTCCTGACGACGTCCCTTTTGCGGGGCGGCTATAGTGAGTAGACAACCCGGGCCAGCAATGGCCCGCGTTTACCTGCAGCACTGGCGATGGCTCATGGATCAGGGACCGAGCTACAAGCGGCAAGCTTCAAGCTGCAAGCGACAAGCCGCAAGCTTGACAAGATTAAATTATAATGTTATTGTATCCTATAAAATACAGGAGAAATAAACAATGAAAATAAAAGAAGCGGAGGCTATAACTCACACACTATCAAAGCCAGGAAAAATGCCTGGATTTGCTTACAGCACACCAGCTCATGAATGCAAGACTGGCACAAAGCTTAGGTCTGTTGCTGGCAGCGTTTGCGCTAACTGTTACGCCTACAAGCGCGGCCGGTATAGATTTCAAAATGTTATAGACGCTCAATATAAAAGATTCAGGTCATTAACTCACCCTAAATGGGTTGAAGCAATGGCTGCACAAATTAATTCTAAGAAAGTAAAATTCTTTAGATGGCACGATTCAGGCGATGTTCAAAACCTGGACCATCTAAGACGGATCTATGCTGTATGCAGGTTGACGCCTTCAGTTAAACACTGGATGCCAACGCGTGAAGCATGGACCAAGGACTATATTGTTGAAGCTCCTGACAATCTTGTTGTCCGGTTCTCCATTCCGATGGTGGACCAGGCAGCAATTGACAGCTGGCCTCATACATCAACTGTAACAACGAAGCCTGGACAACGGACATGTCCAGCTCCTACACAAGGCAACAAATGCAAAGATTGCAGGGCCTGCTGGGACAAGTCAATTCAAAATATTTGTTATGGTGAACATTAAAAAATTCCCGCGTGGAATATCGGACTCAGTCATTAGCAACCCGGCAGCGCGTACGGCGACCGGCGCGTGCACTGGGTCCGGGCCTTTAATATGGTTTTTTCAGGACCATCAATGGAAGCAACGCCATAATCCAAGTTACAAGCGTCAAGCGACAAGCACCAAGCATCACGCTCCTATATTTAGAAAGCAACAAGCAAGCATCAAGCTTCAAGCACCAAGCGTCAAGCTTTCGAACCAACCTGTTCAAGCGCCAAGCGACAAGCGTCCCAGCCAGAGTAACAAGCATCAAGCTTCAAGCCTGAAGTTACAAGCTCCCTGATCCGGGAACCACGGTACATGGATATTGGAGAAGTATTAGGGGAGCAAGGACCGAGGGTCTTTGCTAGGATAAATGTATTGTCAGGATGTTTCACGTGGAACGCAATTTGATGCGGTGAAAATTTAAGTCTGTTACCTTTTGTAACTTTTAATTCTAAAGTACAAAAGTGCCCAGAAGTATTACAGACCAATAAATCAGGAGTACCAAGTAGGCTATTGTTTTCAATTCGAATAAGCGAAAGTTGCTTAAAATTCTGCTTAACATTTTGATATAATTTAGCCTCTGGGCCCATATGTTTTTTAAGGTAACCACGTCGTTTATTATAGTAGTGGTGAACGTAATTTATCTGGTAAAATTATCTTTTGATCTCGTTTAGTTTTCAACACCAATCTATGGGAATGATGGTTTTTGACTGCTCCAAAAATTGTTTGATTGTTTTCGTACACTTCCATTTTTTTAATTTCTTCTAAATATCCATTAATTTCTACAAATATAACTGCATCACTAATTGCATTACCTTGTTTTGTAACGCTCTTATCTTTGGCAGTAAATGTAGATAAAAATTCTTGTAAATCTCTTACTCTCATTTTTTGATTTGCATTTCTAATAGCTGAACTTCTTCGTTAAGTCTATCTATTTCTTTCATTAAATTATCATTTTGAGTTTTTAATTCTCGTATAGTACCAGACATTTCAATTACAATTTGTTTTGTGCCGTTTAATTTATTTTCAGTTTCAATATACAAACTTTCTCGTTTTTTGTATTTCCATAAGTCTGCTCTATATTGTTCTGTTAAAAGTTGAATAGGTGTGGTGTCTATTTTAGACTCATTTTCATGTGTCATATCTTCTCCGTGTTCTTTTTTATTTATGTATGTCCGCTTGTCTTTCATATATTGACAATATAGGATAGTTACCTTAAAAAGTCAACATGGGAGTTCCAAAAAGATTAACAGAAATGCAAAAAAGATTTGCCGAATATTTAGTATTTGGCGGACCTGAAGGACCATTGAATAAATCAGAAGCTGCTAAACTTGCAGGCTATTCAGAAAAAAGATGTAGGCAAGAAGGAACAGAATTAACCAACCCTAAACTATCTCCATTGGTTGTTAAATACCTAGACGAATTAAAAATAGAGAAGATGTTAAAATATGGTGTGACTTACGAGAGTCACATAACAGAATTAGCAAGAATAAAAGAATTAGCACTCAAAAAGAATTCTTTCTCCGCTGCTGTAAACGCTGAAACAAATCGTGGAAAGGCAGGAGGATTATACATAGACAGAAAAATAATAAAACATGGGAAACTAGAAGACATGACAGAAGAACAACTAGAAATGAAAATGGCACAAATCGAAGAAGACTACGCAAGTCTTTTAAATGATGATGCTGAGGTTGTTGAGGTAATTGAAGATCAATCTGCATCTTCTGAG